ATTGCGGGGAAGTTTTGTGTTCGATTGATAACAACACGATAACAATACAAGTTAGGGCCGGTAATAGCTGACATTGTACCCCAAGTAGTAACTGAATCTAACATTGGCATACCATACAATGAATTATACACTACAGGCCCTGGTGCCGGGTCGACTAGCTCACCGTTGTTGATTGTGGCTCCTATTTGATTACTATAACTGTACATTCTTTTTTCTGCATAAATTGTTTGTTCATGCGAAGGAATGCCTGCATCAGTACCGCCAAGTTGACTAATTGTTTGGCTTCTATCCAAACCTAACTTACGGAAGTCCTCTAATGATACACTGCCCAAGTCAGTTGTAAGCGGTCTTGTAAAAATGTAAATGTATTCTTCAATTTGGTCAAAGTTGTTACCGTTGTTGTTGAATCCCAAAGGTACTGGAGAAGTTCTCTGTACTGATACTTCGATAGGTTGCATAACTTCGTTATTCATTGTCATCATTGACAAATCAACACGGTCAAATTGTATAAAAGAACCGCTGGGCGCTGCTGTAGCAGGGTCTAACACTAGCTGACCTACACCATTTTGTCCGGTGGTAATAATTGTAGCATTAGTATCCCCAGCATTACGAGATGAACCAATAGTAATAGGGCCAAAGTCAACATCTATCAAACGAGTGTCTTTGTCAACAATTCGTGCCATACTATTCCTCCTCACTTCTTGCTTCTCTTGTAAGCAGCTGACATTCTCTTGAGGTCAAGTTGTCCCTTTCTAGGCCCACGCTTAAACTTAATTTGGTTCGACTTCTTGGAGATATACTTCTGCCAAGCCGACTTAGTGCGCTTAGCAGCCTGCTTAACACCACTACGAACCACACGCTTCCCCGCCTCCTTTGCTTGCCTCTTTGCTTCTTTTTTAGCACCTTCCAGGAACAGTTCACGCAATTCCTCCAATGTGCCTTCCACTTTTACCAAGTGAATCACCTTCAAGCAACATTGCCGGTCTGTGTTAGCACTAGAGCCATGTAGTCCTTAGCGGATGGTTTGACAATCTTGCCTTTGATTCTTAGAGTGTGGTCAAGCGTCTGTGCTGCACCAGTTGAATTAGATTCAGTTCTGCAATACAGAGTCTTGTTGACTATGAGCGGAGTCAAACTACTGAACGATTCTTGATGCCACATGCCAAAGCCTGGTGAACCTTGGTATGATAGTCGAGATACATACAACGAAGTGCGGTCTGAATGCGACACAAACGCTTGAATGTTAGAATCAGCAAGTTGGAAGAGTGCTTCACATTCTGCTGGCATTGTTTCTGTTGGGTCTAATACAATATCGACTTCATCGACTTGAAACGCTTCATTGTCTGCAATGTCGACATAATCTGTCATGTCTAGTGCGACATTAGCTGCCGCATTTGCTGCTGGTACTGAGATGTAAATCTCAAACTCGTTGGTTTTCGCCATGATGGGATGTCCCATACTAGGGACTATAAACTATACCTTTTCCTTATCTTGAACAGGTGGGCTGTCGCATATGCCAATTCCGCCTTGCGGTTGGCTGATTCCGACTCTATTTTTCCGATAGATATATATCTAGGAACCCTCTAGGCTTAGATATGGAGGACAAGATTGAAACTATCCTGACGCTTGCCGAAAAATTGACCCTATCACAGCTATATTATGTGACCGCAAGGTTACAAGCATGGTGCGATTGTAACAAGGAGTCGATGGTATGAAGATTTGGTCGGAAGAATGTATTTGGTACATGCAAACTATTGGTTATTGCAGCAAATGTGGTTGCGTTCACAAAAGCATGGACAAAGAATTGTATGAGGTGAAAGAATGAGTCATCATTTGGCAATTTGGCATAATGATGTTAGAGTTGGTCATGTTGTGATTACTAATGACCATCAAGTATTGGCTGTTGTAATACATCAGCCATGGGGTGATATGGAAATATTCCGTTCGGAATATCCTGAAATTAAGGAGGAAGAAGAATGAAAAAGCAACATCTATTCACATTAGACATTGGATTGATTCAGGAATTGCATAGAAGAGTAGCTAGAGGACATCGCTCACAGTTTGTTGAAACTGCTGTTAGAAACCGTTTGAACAACCAAGAAGAGTTTAGAGCAGGAGACATGCACACTAGGCAATTGATGGCTCTATTGCATACTAGATTAGAAAGTCGCACTGATGCAGCTGCACTAATGGTTCGAGAATTCTTGTTGAAGGAGTTGGGACATTGAAGTGTTTCAAGTGTGACGCATTGTGTATTACTGTGTACCTAGATGCTGATAATATACCATTAGAAAGTAGGGATGGTAAGATAGTAGCAGTTGCTAAATTATGCACTGAATGCAATTGGCAATCATACCCTACTAAGTTACCAAAGAAACTTAACTAAGTTCAACAAATCTTTCAATTTGTCTTTGAATTGCTTTAAGTCTATACTTAGGTGGAGTGTAAGGGTTAATGATAATCCCCCAATCGACAATAGACTCGAACAAAGGTTGGCCAATTCGTTTCCATTTAGAACGGTCTGAAGGGCCATACAATTGTCGACGCATTGTTTCTAACATCTCATCAAACTTGGCTTGCAAAGGATTGTCGACTGAATCAGCATACACAACAGTCCCTAACGATGGGATATCTTCGTTTCTTCGTTTGAAGATTTCATCAGATAATCCTGGTGCTATAATCATGCGGTTTCGCCATCCTCGGGTATGCTATTCATTGCATTAGCAAGTCGAGTTAGGTATTCACCTTCAGAATAATTAGGGTCTTTGCATAAGAATGTAATATTAACAGGAGGGAATGCCAAACTGCTAGAACCTGCTAATGGTACATTGGTAAATACGCCACCTATTGCGGGGAAGTTTTGTGTTCGATTGATAACAACACGATAACAATACAAGTTAGGGCCGGTAATAGCTGACATTGTACCCCAAGTAGTAA